GTCAAGAGCTGCGGCGCAGCCTCCACGCTGTGGAAGAGGAAGTGCATCCGGTCGATATGCTTGTCAATATGCCAGTGTCCACAGAACCAGTGGTCGTATTTGAGTTTCCGCTCGATCTCCTCCAGCCATTTCTCGGTAGAGTCGTCCACGGTACTCTGGTCGATCATCGGAAGAAAGGCCTCGCGAGGCTCATACGGATAGGGACAGGTGTGGGAGAGGACGGTATCTACCTGCCACCCGCAGGCGTCCAGCGTCTGGATAACCTTGTCCTTGATCTCCTGGGAGGGCTGCTCATCCGGCCACCAGCCGTAACCTCTGGCCAGCCGGTAGAATTTGTCCACGCTGTAAGCTCCGCCGATGACCAAGTGTCGGAGCCCTTCCAGATCAAAGATCTCACCATCCATAGCAAACAGCAGGCGGGGAAAGGCTTCCTCTACCCAGACTGTCCCGCCGTTCCACTGCTTCGTCCGATAGGAAGGGATGCTGGTCGGCCGGATCTCATGGTTGCCGTGGATGCAGAGCATCGTCGGCTTTACGGCGGTAAGAACTTTCTTCATCTCTGTGTCTCGCCGGTTTCGGTAGTAGTTCGCTCCTACATCCCCAAGCAGAACCAGAGTATCCTGCTCTGTCAGCTTCTTGCTGTCGCAAAACTGTATGACCTCATAGGGGTCTCCGTGGATATCACCCGTGTAATAGATCATTGGTCATTCCACCTTTCTTTTCTCATTATACCAACTCGGAAGGCCCATATCCGGGACTTTCCAAAAACATATCCACTGTTCCAAAAATATATCCACCTTTACTGGCATAGATCGACCGGCAGTCAATGCTCGTGACTTCCGGTTGATTGCTTTCTCAGGTTCAGACGGTAAAATCAAAGTTATCTGGTTTACCGTATCTGCCTTGATGCTCTTTCAAGGAAGCTTTCAGCGATTTTATAACATCCAGGAGAATCAGCATCTCATAGGTGCTGCAATCCGAAAGGAGTAGAGCGATTTCTTCGCTGGCGCACCGTTCAGTGCTGATGATTTGCTCCATCAAAAGCCGGTCGGGAGATACGCCCAAGGCATTGGCGATAAGCACAAAGGTGTCAAGGCTCATGCTCTTGATCCCGCTCTCTATGTAGCTGATGTAAGATGGCGTTTTATCCACCAGTTCAGAGAGCATCGCTTGCGAAAGGTGGTTGCGCTGGCGGACTTCACGGATGTGTTTTCCAATGACTTTGTAGTTCAGGCTCATAATAAGACCTCCAAAAAAATTTTGCAGTCTTATTATAGTGTTTAGATTATATCATCAACTCGGCCTTATATCAATTTCACCTCAAGTTGATATACTCTTAGAAATAGATAATCTGGAGAATATATTTGAGGGGGGAAGCCGATGACGGAACATGATTTGACCGAGAGCCAGCTGATCGGCTCCCGTATTCGAGATGCGCGGATCAATCGCCGGATGAGCCAGGCCGATCTTGCTGCGAAGGCCAATATCTCGCTGCCGCATATCAGCAATATCGAAAAAGGCAAGACGAGCATGAAGTTGGAAACCTTTATCCGAATCATCGAAGCCTTGCAAGTGTCTGCTGATTCCCTTCTTCGGCCTGATGTGCCGGAGGTAAGAAGCC